ACCTATCATATGGAGTAAAGAGCTCCACTAAAAGAAAAAGGGGCCAGGTGGCCCCAGGGGTCATATGACCCCATTGTAATTAGAAATCAGGATGATCTTCAGCTTCAGCGAGTTCTAGTTTGTAGTCGCCGAGGTCGAGATGTACAGCAGTTGCGATTTCCAACAGCTGCTTAAGTTGAGGGTTCTTGACATAGTTAGAGAGTTGGAACTCACTTACCATGTCGAACACACTAACGGGGACGATATCATCAGCACCATAACTGGCCGCGTCATCCTGGGTCATAGGAACCACAGGATCATGGCCCTGGCCAGTACGACGGAAGGCTCCGTATATGGCAGATGACATGATAAGGCTCTCGCGAGCGAAGTTGCCCCGTTCGAGAGCGCCGTATGTGAGAGTACGGGCGCGGGCCTTTATAAGCTGGTAGATTACGGCGGGCTCCTTAGCCAGCTTAGCAGGCATAAGGTTAGCCATAACCCGAGCAGGAGGTACACCACCTCCTTGGCGATCCGTATCCGCAAGCTTAGTGGAATTGGCAGAGTAGTATAACCCGTCCTGCGACGACTTATACATAGGTACGCCAGCTGCCCAGGCGCGAGCTGCTTGCACTAAGGTAGCCATGAAGATCTTAGCCTCAGGGGTATAGCCCCCGAGACCCATGCTTTCATAGACAAAACGCCAGGCGATAACACACGCTTTAAGTGCGTCGGTATCGACGCCGCTAGCACGGTACATACTATCCCAGGTTTGGAACGCAAGTGCGGAACAGATACCATAGCCAACACCTACGGCCACTTTGTAGTGCATATGCACCTCAGCAGCGTCGCTGACGTACTTATCGACAGCGATAGCAGTAGCTACAGGCTTATCCCACTTAGTGAGGGATTTCTTGCCCATCTTATCTTCATAGCTCATGAAGGCGAAGAACGGCAGGTCATCTGCTTCGTAGCAGTAGAAGTAGCCGCCCATGCCCATGAGACTAGCATTGATAGTGAGGGCACTATCAGTATCGATGCCATACTTGTGAGCATTAATGCCGCCGCACTGGTCACCATCAGCATCGCCTTCGTTAACGGCGTGCCATAGGAGAGGGTTGACTGTGTAGTGTGCGATAAAGGCATCAGTAGCAGAGAACTTAACGCGGCCGCATAGGACGAAGCCCATAGGAGTCCGTTGTATCCCAATAACCTGACCTTCTTCGATGCCAAGCATACGCACCATAGGACAATGGGGGTGCATGAGAATTACAGGCACGCCATCAGCACTATGAAGCAGCGGGCTATAGCTGGTTTTGACCTTACCAACGACCACATCGCCAGCGCGGGCCATACTTTTCATAATGCCCTTGGATTTAACCATGGTGTTACACCATGTGCGTAAACCGCGGCTGACCTTAGCGGTCATGGAGTAGATTTTACTATCCAAACCGCTTTGGTCTTCAATTCCTACATCAGTAACGTAGGCCAACAGTGTCAAGAGGTCTAGCATAATACCAGTAGCGGAGGCGCCAGAGAAGGTACCGAACGCGCTTAGGGCCTTACCATTGATATGAAGAGAGACCTCATTACCGTTATTCTGGGCAACGATATCCACTCCATCTGGATAGATGGTAGCAAAACGCTCTAGCAGTTTGCGGTCACTGCTGGGGGTGCTATCAGAAACGTAGTTGTTAACTACGCCGATAATGTTCCGTAGATGGTCACGCCCCTCAGTAGTGCTGATGTTAATGTGAGCAGCACAGTCTTTAGACGTGATCATACTAACTATGGACATGACGTTATCGTACTTAACCTCCTCCATGAGTGCTTCGCCCCAAGAGCGGTTCTGTAGAGCCACAATACCCACCTGTTCCATAGTCATTTTGGAGAATGCTACGGACTCACGAGGAGTGGCTATCTCGATATCGTATGGCAGATAGCCGTATATAACCTCTACTGTTTCTTCGATACGGACGCTGGTATCGTCTATATCGATTACCTTGATGTCATCGTTAGCGACTACAGACGAGATGGAATCCCACAGGTCACGGGCCATATCAAAGGAGATGACCTCTTTAACACTGTTGGCTCGAGCCCACTCAGTAAAGATATTAGTCTTAGCCATGAGATCAATGACTTCACCACCATCATCGATGGTGAGAAGCGCACCCTCAGGAGTATAGGTGCAGCCGCCCTTCTCAATGGCGAACATCTCTATGAGCGCGGGCCACCCCTTGGTGGTCTCGTTATTTAGGATGATATCCCAGGGTTGAGATAGTCCATTAACGTCATAGGGAAGAGTAGTAAGCTTCTTACCTAGACCGCGGAGTTTGAGAGCCTGGTCGCGTCCCACCATCTCGGTCTCAAGTCGAATAGTGACGCTATCAGCGCGGCCCTCGACGCCATTACGCGTGACAGTCCCGCCTATTACGCGGATGTCCTGCGCGAATGTCTCGTTCTTCACTATGCAGTACTTGCCCTGCATAATACTGATGATAGGGTTACCAGGAGCATAAACCTGTCCCTTTGCCTTCTCTATCTTGCCTTCGATGACTTCCATGAGTTTACTCGTGGGGTCATCTAGATCAGCAGCCATAAGAGCGCGAACTGAGCTAGGAATACGAAGTACGTGAAACTCCTTAGTAATGGTCTTCGGTACAGTGTATTCGAACTCAAGGTCGCGACGTATAGCAGCAACACCACTGCCAAAGCCAAAGCGGCTATTGGTGAATGCAGTGCGTAGATAGAGGCCACCACCACAACTATAGCTACCATCACCTAAATCAACGCGAAGTAGGCTATCACGACGACCTACCACCTCAGCACGGGTGTATTTACCCGAGCTAGGTGGACGGTTGTATACCTTAGTGGGCTTGCTAAAGTCATGGATGGAGTATATCTTACCATCCTTAAGTCCGAGGAACATGGCCTTGGCGCCCTTACCTACAGCGATCCATTTTGCATTGTATTTATCAGGTGCTGCTATGACACCGGCTTTGAGCGACAATTCAAGATCGCTGGGTGCGAGGCCAACGTTCTCCACTTGCAGGAAGGGGAAGGCCTTATCCCAAGGCTTGAACGCTACAGGACGGGACATACAGCGATTAATCTCAAATAGAGATTGACCCTCTTTAGGCTGAGCGCCGTAGTTGATGTCCTCGCGCCATAGGTTAGTTACCTCATTGAGGATAGCACGCGCACCAGTAGCGTTATACACTACCTTCATACAGAGCGCTACAAGGGCTACACGACCACTGTAGTCTTTGCCTCCTACTTTAACTAGCTCATTAGCGATGCGACTCTGACGGCCGTCATTGACGGTACCTGTACTAAAGTTGAAAGTAGTGTTACGGTTATTACCCTTGATGACAACACAGGGGCCCTCAACACTAACAATACGGTGTTGTTTAATACACAGGCAGCCTACGAGAGCGGCCAGGTCATCACCAGACCACGTGGCTAATTTAGTGAGGAAGTGCTCACTATACATGCTAACTAAGCATTCGGTCTTAGTAGCATAGGTATGCTTGTTGTCTTCATAGGGAATAGACTTAGTTACACCTAAGTTAATGACCTTAGGATTCATTTTAGAATCCGTGGTGTAAACAACCCGATGGTCTAGAAGCGCAAGGAACTTCTTACACATACGGTTGTAACCAGATACGACATAGAGAATCGGACCTTCAGGCAGAAGGTCGAAGTTATTAGCTTCAAACAAGCGGGCTAGCTCTTTACGAGCTCCCGTGATGCGCGCCTCCTGCTTAGGAGACACGACTCCACCGAGAGTACTAGGGTCAGGAATTAACATCTCGATAATGCTCTTCATGGTAGTGCTAGTGTTGGTGGTATTGTTAGAGGAGCTATCACTCTCTAACCCCTTAGTAGGGGCTCCTATGTTAGAGAGCGGGTGGGTAGGAGTTACTGCTGCGGGCGCCGCACCAATAAGACCATCAATTGCTTGAATGGTTAGCGCAACAGCATTATCGTTGTTGACACTATTGTTAAAGACAAATTCCCAGTCTAATAACGTATTAGTGTCATCATATCCAACGGCTTCAGCATATTCGCCATAGGTTTTATAATCGAGTACGCGATCATCGAGACCTACGACTTCACGACAAATCGCAGGATCTAAACTATCTACCACATCCATCCATGTATCATCAGGACCAGGTGCCCCGCTTTCTACAAACGCGGTCATGAGGTAGTGAGTGCATAAGAGGCGGGCCACTAACGCCGGGTCGTACATAAGCAGAGCTGCTTCGTATTCATCATTCTCATGCTCAGTACCTTCGTAGAACGATTTAGTGTCATGCCATTGAGCCGAGCCCGCGCCAATAGCGGCCTCAGACACCAGAGCTATATCTAGGTCTTCAGTAAGACCTAGAGCTTGGCAGTGGTGGACAAGCTCGTGAGTTATCGCGTATATATCTTCGAATGAAGGTACAGTAACGACATTGTCACAATAAGACGCTATGTCCCCTTGTACAAAGGTCACACCGCATAGTTTGCCTACGATTCTCATGCGGCAAGCCAGTACATCACTTGGTAATTCTGGTACTACAACGCTCATACAGCGTTTAACGCGTGCTGCTTTATCAGTAGCTTTAGCAGCTTTAGTTATCGCTAAAACGGCTTTAGCGTTTTTAGTTTTGTACTTCTTGCCTACACACGTGCGGCCGTTGCCGCGGTAGTTTACGCGGCCTTGGTCGAGGGCAGCGATAATACTACCAGCAGCATTATTTACGGTAGCAACGGCTTTAGCGCCGTTGCCGGTGCTAGTAGGACGCGAGGGACGCGCAAATACTGCGCTGACAGCGCGCAGTATAGGTTTGGCCTTACGTTGTCGTAAGACAAGTTTGTCTACGACATTACGATTGCGTAATACGGGTTTGCGGGCAGTTAAGGCTGCGGCAGCTGCGGCACGACGTGCGCTACGTCGTGCTGATTTTACAAATGCAGGGCGTTGTTGCTGAGGTAAGGAGCGGATGGGGCGGCCAGCCGGCGCAATACGACGAGAGCGACGACGTACTATGCGATTAGCGCGACGGCTCGCTATCTGCTGAGCACGGCGACCAGGGCCTACACGTCGTGCAGTAATAGGAGCACCTGCGATGATAGCGGCGCTGATAGAGGCTACAAGAACATTGGATTGAAAGACGATAGAGTTGATGGTATTCATGGTTAGTGGTAATATATAGCCACTAAAGGAAAAAGGGGCCCTGCTTGGGCCCCTTTTTATTAGTCAAGTAGATCGTTGATGTCGATGTCGACTGATAGGTCAGCCGGCACTTCCCAATCAGTAGTAGCATCTGATGATACTACTGACTCAGCAACAATACCTGGCTTAGATACTATTGCTGCAGCATCTCGTGCAGCCTTAGCAGCCTCCCGTTTGCGTTTGCGGGCGGCCGCTTTACTATGTAATTGTTCCACAGTTACCACGTTAGATTTTGCCGTTCCCTCAAACCCGTCCAGTATAGACGGGTCTATTTTGGGACGTACGACTTCCCGATGAAGTTGGATTTCCGCACCTTCAAGGTGAAAGTACTGGGTTATTGCGCCCTTGTATTCCGTTTCGCGCCCAACGCAGATATCTTCCGCGTTGAAGCTAACTTTTACACTCCCCCATGACGTGTCCCACTCGTCTTCGAAATCTGTAGATAACTCTACAGACATTATCACGTCATCGCTAGCGTCTCCGGAGAGAAGCTTTACAAACTCGGCTGTAGATAAGCTACGGCCATCGGAGGTAGTGAGAGGTACCTCTCCGTTTTTACTGGATATCAGCCGGAACTCCAGCCAGTAGCTAGACCCATCCAGGCGGCGCTTGATAGCGCCATTGTGCACGTAAGCAAGAACGCCAGGCTTAGTGCTGGCAGAGCGACTTACGTTAAGGGTAAATACGTAGTTTTTGGAGTTGGTGGGTTGGTTAGAGGCTTGATTAGAGGCCTGGTTGTCGTTGTTGTTGTTGTTTCTCATTGTGTATACTTGGGTGTATAGGACTACTAAAAGAAAAGGGGCCAATTGCTGGCGTACTTAACGAACTCAGGTGCTGAACTTCATTCCTCTTCTTTTTAAGGCGCTATCATTTAGAGACGAGGGGCCCGCCTCTATCTTGAATAAGAAGTAGAGACGGGCCCATAGCATTACCCTATTAGAGTAATAATCTCCAAATCACCATCTGGTGCAACATACCAGCGATAACCATTGAGGTCTAGATGACATGCCGGCCCATTTACAGACCGATGCTGAATTTACCTCCTAGAATAAATGTTTAATTATTCAGGTAAATCTACAGCGGGAGCCCAACCTGCTTCTAACATCGACACGTAATCGATGTCGGGATGGTAGTCCCGTCCAACATAAACTCCTTTACCCCGCTGGTAGCGGCAGAGGGGTAAGGGTACGTACTTGAGAGGCCGAATGAAGGCATAGTTACCTTCATTCCAGGTAGCCACCTCCCAGTAAGTAGCCCACTCAGGAATTACCTCCGCTGTGGGGACCTCTACTTCCCACACGGTCGTGAAGGCGCGACCAGGATTGAGCTTGACCAGATCCTTTTCACAGAAAATTAGCTCTCTTTTATTTTTATTGTAGAAGACCTCTATACCTACCTTCTTGGCCAGAGAAGATATTGCACTCGCTAGACGAGGCGAACAGGGTAGCTCTAGGAAATAGGAGTTGGGATTGAAGTTCCACGTGTCACGACACTCCACCTTAATCGTGTCGGGACCTACCACCAAAATGCGGTAGTTGAAGTTACCGATGGCCCCCTTTAAAGAAGACCACCAATCGAATTTTGTTGTGTCCACGAAAGTAACTAGAGAGCGGCGGCTCATTTCTTCGTCCTTAAGACGAGCCTTGAGGTTTCGTATTACCGCGTCGCGTGTCTCAGCGATGTCGGCCTCAGAGAGGGTTGGGGGTTGGGAACCGCCCATGAAATAGTACGAGATGAACGCCCACGTCGTTGGGTGGACGTAGATGCCTGCTGCCTGTAGTGCGGCGTAGATTGACGTTGCTAGGATTTTGTACATGTGTCCTCCTGGGACTAAAATTCACCAGAAGGAAAAAGGGAAGCATATAGCTCCCCATAGTGTTAGTCTATTAGAGTGATGACCTCGAAGTCACCATCTGGTAGAACATACCAGCGGTGACCATCCAGGTCTAGATGACATGCTGGCCCATCTACGGACCGGAGTTGAATCGTTTGATGATTTAATTGAAGATAAGTGTGATAAGGGGACATGGATTTACCTCCTAGAGTAAATATTCACTAGAAAGAAAAGGGGAGTGGGCCCTCCTGAGTATTAATTGATTACATAGATGCACTTAGCGTCTATGTAATCGAGTGAGTGGAACCACAGCCGTGACTCCACTCAGGTAGCGTAGGCATCCCATTTACTCTGAGGAGTATTCGATTAATAGACTCCTCAGTAACTAGGACTTTATACCCTATTACTTTAACCAGCTTAGATCTAGCTGGTAGTGAAAGAGCTTGTCACTCTTCTCTATTGTCTCAAACATCTCATAGAGGCACTCCTCGAGATGATCTCGGTCCACCCGGCTAGTCAGGCCGAGCCCCTCCCAGGTAGGCTGAGGGGGTTTAATCTCCACCAAGCAGGTCTTGGCGATGCCAACAGCCAGACGAAGACTATCGGTACTATAAAGCTGGCCCAGCTTCTTATATACCGCCTCGGCATCGGTAGTAAGCTGAAGAGCCCATAATTCCCCAGTATACTGGCGGACTATTACGTCCACCTTGTATACCCGGTCTAGGACTCCCCAATCATCAGTGGGGACGAGACGACGAAGGACACCGCCTCGGGAGTTGAGCTCTAGATGCTTATTCGCGAGCTCATGGGCGGCGTTATACAAGTAACCCTCTTCCCATACCTCACGGGGCTTGGGACATTTAAAACCTAATTCTTCAATCACACGCAACACTACTTTCTCCATTTGTAGACCATTCATGATGTACTCCTAGGATTATAAACTACTAGAAGGAAAAAGGGGCCTGCCCAGGCCCCTTAACTACTACTCTTTGTCTACCTTACATAGTGAGGTAGGTAGAGGCCCATAACAGGCCTCATGGTATACTCCACCAATGATGGCACCGCATGTGCCAAGAATTACCGCAATAGCTGCTATGTAAGATAATGTGTATTTCATAATCCCTCCTAGGGTTATAGATCACTAGAAGGAAAAAGGGGCCTCACCCAGGCCCCTTAACTACTACTCTTTGTCTACCTCGCACGCCGTCACGGGGTAGTTACTGTGACAAATGCCTATGTATACTCCACCAATGATGGCAGAGCATGTTAGTAAAACGGCACTGACAGCAATAACAATTGATAGTTTAGTATTCATAATACCCTCCTTGGGTATAAAGATCACTAAAAGAAAAGGGGCCTCGTAGCCCCTTTTCTTTTATTTCATGTCCAGATACTCCTAACGTACAGATGGTATGTTTTGACCGTCTCCACGGCTAGGTAATTGATTAGTTATTACCGGATTAGTTATTACCGTTATGAAGATGACGGGAATTATAACTATGGACACTATTAATGTTAATGCTAATAATTTCATAATCCCTCCCGGGTTAATAGTTCAATGAAAGAAAAAGGGGCGCAGTGCCCCTTCTATCAACTACTTAACAAGGATGTAGTTGATGTTGAAATTGAGTATATCTTCTTCTGTCCATCGTTCTCCTTCTGCCAGCCGCCGAGGGCTGACAAATAAACATACAATATACTCGGCCCCCGAGGGCACTTGTATCCTATTTACTGGTACGTTTACTCCGAGACGGGCGGAGAGTAGCTCCGCCGTAGAGAGGTGCCCGAGAGCACTTGTCCACTCAACGGCGGACAAGAGAATGCGGGCCTCCTTCTCAGATAGGCAAGTACTAGTGATAGCCTCACCCGGCGTGGTGGGGTACAGGGAGTTGGGAAAAGAGTTCAAAACGTAAAGCATAATCTCCTCCTTGGAGATAAAGTTCACTACAAGGAAAAAGGGAGCATTACACTCCCTAAATTACCCCAGGTTACTTGGTATAACCTGGGTTCCAGTTAATTACTGGTTCGGCGATGAACTCACCGCCGAAGATTACTAACTTAGACCAGACGCATAGTCTGGTTGGAAGTACTACTTCATCGTAATACGCTGGATCATTTTCTACGTACCACCAGGGTCGGTGGCTTTCGACGTCGCCGTCAAAAGCTAGAATGAGCACAGCCCCATGCCCTCCACGGGCGAAATCTTTCGCCACTGCCAAACTGCGGCTGGCGTAAAGAACCTCGCCACACCGACCCCAATCGAGGTCGCTGTGAGTATGGCCACGGTAGGCGTAGTCATACTGCCGGGGCAGATGTTTGTAAACCATATATCCTCCTAGGATTAAAATTCACTAGAAGGAAAAAGGGGCCCGCAGGCCCTATTATTAATGCCATACCACCATCTACTTGAAGCAGGTGATACCAATACCCAAGAGGATCGAGCATCCCTATATTAGTTGAAATGGATAGCCCCTGGGTGGGGGAGGGGGTATACCCTATAATACACCAAAATACCGCCAGCAAATATCAAGAATCTAAGAGCTCTAGGCCTATAATACACCAAAATACCGCCAGCAGGAGGGTGGGGGAGTGGGTATACCCTATAATAGGTCAAAATACCGCTAGCAAATATCCAGAATCTAAGAGCTCAGTAATAGAAGAGGGGGAGGTGGTAGGATGAAGTGGTTATATGAAGAGTAATGATATGTTAAAGGACATCAAAGGAACAGTGAAGATAGAAGACCTAAGTGAAGAGCAAATAAGAGAATTACAGAGGAGGCTAGGGATACAGCAGACAGGAATAATGGGGCCAATGACGAGGAAGGCCTGGGAGGACTGGAAGAAAAGTAAGGGCATGGGGGAACCGGGGTTAATAGGGCCGGGTTCTATAGGTCTATTACTAGAGGAGATAGACTGGACGGATATGACGAGTAAGGTAAGCAAGTACTTTACTGTGAGGGAGGTAACGAAGGGGCAGGCGGCGCGCATACCAACGAGTAAGGTCATCCAGGACAATATAGTGAGACTAGCTAAGGAGTTAGATAAGATAAGGGAGGAGTGGGGTAAGCCCATTATAGTAACGAGTTGGTATAGGCCCCTCGCAATTAACAGGGCAGTAGGAGGAGTGGATAATAGTCAGCACATACAGGGGCTAGCGGTAGACATAGCGCCCATAGACCGCGCCGAACTAATCGAGTTCGAGAGGTGGTTAGACGAGCATTGGTACGGGCCGCTGGGGTGGGGGGCCCAGAGTGGGAGGGGCTTCACGCACCTAGGGTTAACGAAGGGGTGGAGAGCAGGAGGAAAGAAGGGGCCCCGCTGGAGATACTAATGCCTACCCCTCCCCATACAAGACAAGGAGCATTAGCACATTGATACGAATAGAAGTATGCTAAGAAACATTGATAGAGCAATGCGGTTGCAAGAGTTAAATAGTCAGCAGGTGCGGGAGCTACAACAGGAGCTAGGTGGTTTAGTAGTAGATGGAGTAATGGGGCCGAGGACAGAGGCTAGGTGGAAGGAGTGGAAGAAGGCAAATAATCAAGCGGAGCCTGACCTAATAGGACCAGGCTCTGTGCGTCTATTATTATCAGATGAGGAAGTAATGACGAGAGGAGAGTACGATCTAGCGTTAGCCCCCGCCTCTAAGAAAGATAGGGACCGATACTACAGGCCTCTAATGGCAGCGATGGAGGAGTGTAATATAAAGGGGCCCGCGCGTATGGGGATGTTCTTAGCTCAGCTGATGCACGAGTCGGGGAACCTACGCTACGATGAGGAGATATGGGGGCCCACACCAATACAAAGGGGATACGAGGGCAGGAGAGACCTCGGTAATATAAAGGTAGGAGATGGACGAAGATTCAGAGGTAGAGGTTTATTTCAGTTAACGGGCCGGGCCAATTACCAAAACATGGGGAATATGCTAGGGCTACCGCTAGTAGATAACCCAGAACTAGCAAGGGAGCCCGTCAACTCAGCACGCATAGCAGCGCACTACTGGAGAACACGGGGGCTAAATGAAATAGCAGACAAGAATGATATAAACGCATTCAGGCAGGTAACACGACGTATCAATGGCGGGCTGATAGGGTTATCAGATAGACTAGAGCACTGGAAGAGAATACAGGCGGTGCTGACATGATAACAGGAAGGTTCCGTATATATCCGAGTAGAGACAACTCTATGTTAGAGGAAGATGGTCACTACTATGAGGCCCGCATTCACGACACCGTGGGATCTCTACTATTATGGGGGCACCAGAAGAGAGGGGGCCATACAGTAGACTATAAGGCCATAGTAATACCAGACTATAATGTAAATGAAGATGGCTATATACATAGTAGAGTGGGATGGGTAGGGTTATGTCTCCCCTACTTAGATGCCGGTATAATAGCGCACGAGGCTCTACACATAGCCACATCATATCTGAGACTGAAGGGTCTACTTAAACTAGGAGAAGATATAGATGATGATGAAGAGACACTAGCATATACGCTAGGTACGGTAATGAACCAGATAGGGGGGTATATACACAAGAGATACAGATAGTATTGGCAGAGGCGGCCCCGCGTTCCTCTGCAATTTAATTCCACAAAATTTAATTAGGAGTAATTCATGACGTTACCTATTGTCGGCTCTAGATACGGATTTGCAACCTACGGCTGGCGTACATCTGCGGTTGGCGGAGTACATTTTAATATACCTGATTTCCTTTTATTCCTAGACGCCATTGGCATTACGTCGACGCATCGATTTGTCAGAGCGGATGGGACGCTAATTAATCTTCGATTCCCAGAAGTTGATACTGACTTAATCCAGTTGGGAAATGTAACTGAAAGTATTAATGATGGGCGGCATCGGGTGTCAATGCAACGTGCTAATAATGATGTTGGAACTAACCCATTTTTCTGGTCGCTTTTGGGGCATACCTATGCTACAAAAACCCAGCTTAATGACTCAAGATCTACAACATTAAGCACGTATAATAGCGGAGTCCCAGGATACTTCTACGCCTGTGCCGATAATAGGGGAATTGCTATGTTCGCAGCGACTAATACCGGATTATCTACATATAGTGGCCAGACATCTTTTCACTATTTTGGACACTGCGGGGATCCAGCATCCGTAGCTTATTTTGGCAATAATGACCGCTATCCACTGGACTATGTTGGATATGGCGGTAGTAATTTTAAAAGATACAAAGAGATGATGGTACCTGGAGGAGTAGGGGGCACACAATCCCCTCAACCTGTGGTAGTTATTAGATCTATTAATTGCGTCACTCCTACTCCTGGTGTCAATATTACCGATCTTATGTTTAGAGATAACGGCTTTACAGACTATGGGACTGATTATCCCTTAGGAAGAGCCAGACCCTTTTTATTATATAGTAACCAAAATCTAGCAGTGAATAGTCTAGTAAGGGTTCTAAACGAAGAAGAACCGACACCAGAAGATCACTTTCACATAGTAGTTAGTAGTGTTACTGGTGGCGGCAGCATATTAATGCCAATTATTACTGAAAATTACACCTTGCCATAGCAGATTGATTGAGGGCGCAACACTTAACCTTCTCAAAGTCAATCAATACTAATTAGTCTTGAGTTAGGTATGGCTTTGAAACAAGTGTCTTAAGTTTGTTGAATACCTGTATTTTATGGGCTACGCCGTGTACCGGTATGACTATGTTCTTACCTGTATTACCATTACATTTAAGGCACGCGCTACACTGAGTCTCGTTAACTGAATAGAGACAGGCCTGCTCTCCCCTAATAGGTAGCTCACCATCTATAGCAACCCGATAGGTAGCCCAGCCCATAGAGTGGGCCAGCTTTAAATCCTCACGCGACTCTACACTAGCATGTAGATAGTTGCGCCACTCAGGGTCACAATCACGCCATCGATGAGTATAACCAGTCCATCCCGGTGCCTTATTAATTAGAGGTAGCCAGGCAGAGAGGGGCACCATAGCTGGATCGCCATAGGCTCCCAAGCGCAGGGGGAATGGTAGCGTAGTGTTCTTCCAGGTATCGAGATCACCACGTTCCCACATACGCCATAGGTTATTAGAGGCCCGCGGATCCACATAACACACCCGTTTCCGCAGGGGACAATCACCGCATATACTACTATCAGCACCAGACTGTATATTAGATATAGGCGAGCCCTCCTGACGCAGGATATATGTCTGTATCATAAAGCCCGTCTTAGGATTCATGCTGGGGCGCTGGAATCCACTGGCGAGAACTACTATAGGTTGACTGTCCCAGAGAGAAAGACCACTCCATATCACGAGGGTACTACTTTTATACATAGAATATAGTCTAGAATGGATTGAGGTATGGTATTATCATTGAAAAATATGCACACACAACTCGAAGACTGCGCTAGTCAACTACTAGTAGCAGCAGTAATCAAGAGAGATGAGGAGGCCACTGAGGCTATTCTAGATGTCATCGCCCTATTATTCACCGAGGCCGAGCAGGTAGAAGCAGCTCATATGGCTTACAATAGCCTAGATGAGAGTGGATGTGACTGGCTTCAGGAGCAGATAGAATTGCTAGACTGCCCCTCAGCCGAGGTTAACCAGGAGGTCTTAATGCAAGCACTAAGAGACGAGGGTATCCTTGTAACAGAGCAGGCCCTAGAACACACGTACGGTAAGTCGGAGCATGATGGTGAAACTAATACGATTCTTAAGTAGTTTACTAGCTCTAGTACGCCTACTGAGTCGGGCTCATCTTACATGGGCCGGCCCGTATCTCACAGTAGACTACGAGGGAGTGATAATCCGTGTAGGTCAGGGGGAGTTGAGTATAGATACCAGTAATCATATGATGATTAATTGCAATCACAAGGAGGATAGTAGACCAGATGTTTCCAGCGTGCAGGATAGGGGATATGGTGAGGAGCATATGCCCCAGGATACCCGACGGGCCCTTCTACACAGGTAGTCCTGATACTATGATTAATGGTAGACCCGCTATACGAATAGGAGATATGTCAGTGCCGGGCCCTGCTATCACTGGTAGCCCGCGCACACTTATTAATGGCATACCCGCCGTGAGTATTATAGATCAGGTCTTCTGTGGCGTTATAATAACAGGTAGTGAGGACACCTTCATAAACTAATGCTTACATTTAATAGAGATCCACAACCTGCTACCATAAGCTCACCCCCCTCTACTACTAATGCCGTCATACAGCAGTTCAATAGTGAATTGGAGGAGGAATGGGTAGTAGGAGAGCAGCAGGTTACCACACAGGGGGCCCGCGTGTATAGTAGACGATATCACGAGATACGCTTCAACGAGACAGATCTCGTACGATTAGATATGGTCAGCCTGGGCCAATATTCTCGTGTATATGAAGCAGATCACTACTATAGACTCATACGCCCCTTCTACGAGGACGTATACTCTGGCTCAGTGTCTAATCCCTATAATATGGGCCCGCCCAGTGATAGTGATTTCCTGCAGTGGCAGAAGCGTATTAATACGTATAGGCAGGAGAAGCACTATAAACCTAAGTGTGTGGATACGCTGGTATGGCAGCGTCCCGCTGATTGGCCATCACTAGGACAAGAGCAGGGTACCCTTCCTACTACGCCCTATGTATTACCTCTAATCAATGTAGGTAAGAGGGTGGCCGCCCGTGTAGTCGTAGATCCCCCTGTATCTCACACGGTAGAGATACTACAGACTCCTGATGGGCCGGCCCAGGTAGTCAGTGGTATATTCTTATTGCACTGGCCTATTATACGTATTAAACTACTAGAATTATCACTAGAGGCCCCCTCTACCGTAACCGTGGAGTTCTGGGGAGAGTATCTATTCTCTCGCTTCAGTCCCGAGATAAATCACTCAGGAGAGAGCGATATACTGCAGCACCCCGTAGGCTCTAGTCTAGAGACCAGATTATTACCCCCCAATAGGAGTGGTATGCCGCAGAACTTCTGGAATAACGGTGGGGATACAGCCCCATTAGTAGATAATTATTGGGCTCGCCAGGGAAATGGATCATGGACAAGCTAACACTACTAGATAAGCTAGCGCCACTAGATAAGGTGAAGTTAGAGGAGCTGGAGCCAGAGGACATACACCAGCTCCTACGCTTATATTACCTAGATACACCAGCTGATATAGATATCCTTAGGATTAGAATAAGTAAGAGATTACTACGCGGAGTTAACCGTACCTATCTTCAGCACCTTAAGCTACTATATGTTTACTTAGGACACTACCTTAAGAAATCAGGAGTTATACGTTGATTTATATATCAATTACATTCTCACAGCATCAGTCCCTTGATTGGTCTGATTGGTCACATACAGTAGGAGAGGATGCCTTTGGCTGGCTACAGACAGCGGGGGAGGACAATATTATAGTAGAGAAGTTAGAACCATACGAGGCAGTACTAGCTATAGAAGATGATATAGCGGATAATATAGGATATATATGCGCCATGCTAATAGAGCACGGCGTAGTAGAATTTAATGTTCACGTAAGTCCTACTCAATTAGCATGGTAACACTATCAGACTACAGACTCATATATGAGATAACATCACTACCGACTATAATATTCGCTGGGATGACCGCGGCGGATGAGCCATTTCACTTCACTCGCTTTGAGGTGCCCCCTATTAATGGTCCTATCGAGTGCCGCTTTTCACTATTCGATAAGTCAGGTAATTTGATAGAGTTATCTAATCAATATGTGCACAGTACTACGCTAGTGGCTACCTGCAATATAGTGCCACTGCGTATGATAGAGAAGCTAGTTAAACCAGATCCATAAAGTAACTCTCGCTCTCATCTCGATAGGCCATACTATTAGGACGATCTAATGTTAGGTCACTCATATAGAGGGCGTCATAGGTGTCGTATTCATCACCATTGAATATAGTTTGTACGAAGAACTCAACAGGGGAGCCCGTGTCATCTACGACCTCGGTTTCAGCATTATCCTCTCGTTCCATGCGAGCTTGATTAATGGCTTCTTGAGAAGCGCGTATACCGGCGCTAACAGCGTCTAGAGCCACGGGGGCTACACTACGCTGCATACTGACCTCTAGCCCACGATGGAGTAATTTATTTACGAAGCCTGCTGATACGAGGCTCAATGCCCCCGTGATGACGTTGCTAGCTACATTACGCAGGCCCGCGAATGGGTCAGAGTCTATTGTGGGAGCCTTACCGAGTGTCTTCTCTACGAATGGGTTGATGATATAGCGGCCTGCGAGTTGAGCTGTTGCGCCAAAGGCTATCTCCTGTGCTAATAGCATACCGACACCAATTGTATAGTCCTCGTGTAGTTGACCTGCTAAGCGGCCCTTGAATCCCATACTCATCAGAGTACCTGCAGCGAAACGTCCCATCTGGTTACCTGCTGGGGCGCTTACGTAGGCCATAGCGCCTAGCATATTACCCATAGTCTGCTGCATTGCCTCGGGGCGGGCTCCGCCACTACTAATCATATCTCCTGCCAACGCTAATAAGGGGAATAGAAGTACATCCATTAGATTACCGGCAGTATTGTTAAGAATAGGTAGATCATCTGCTACGCGTAAGAGGGGGCGATCTGGTCGTGGGCGAGGGTCCAGTGGGTCCATATCAGGGGGTGAGCCGGCCAGTAGGTAGTCGCGCCGACGAGCTGATAACTCCTTAGCCCTATCTGGAGCGACACCCATATCCTGTAGCAGTTTTATATAGCGCGTATCGACGTCACGACTCTCATAGTCCCGTAGCTCCTCTACTAGTCTATCGGCTGTATCTACCTGTTGACCTAGTGCTGTAGCGCGAACATAAGTAACTAGTCGACTAGTGGCTGTCTCATCTGTGAGAACTGTCTTCTGAATAAACTCTGCTATCTCCTTATCAGCTGGGCTAGGGGTACCGCTATTGAGTAATACGCTAAAGATGTCTGCTATTTCATAGCGCTTACCATCAGCGTGAGTGAAGGTATCCATAAGAGACTCGAGAGCCCGTGTTACCTGCTCAGGCTCGTTTATCTTCCCGGCCGATACAGCCTGTAACAGTGATCTAACCAGCGGACTAGCTCCTGAGCCAGTAAGGTCACCGGCGGCAGTAATCAGATCCTGACCAAGTACATCCTCTAGTTGTCCTCCGTATAGTGTGGAGCGGGTACTATCATTAATAGCGAAGCGCAGTAGTTTACTACCATCAATATTAGCCCAGAGTGATGCACTCTCCCTACTACGTAGGAAGTTCATAGCTAATATACGCTTAGTATCCGCTCCCATATCCTGGAAGCGCTTATCTCCTATTACATCACGAGTGAAGTTCTGAAACTCTTCTACTTCTATCTCCATCTCGGTGAGGCCATTAGTGATGCCGCCGGCTATGAGAGCATCTATCTGAGCGGCCCGCGCGGGCTCACTATTTATGTAGGTCTCTACACTCTCTGCTAGGCCTCTACCAGAGCTAATGGGGTTACCTGCCTTATCGGTTGGCATAGCCCGCTCGAAGGCGA